ACCCCTCTCGCATCAGCTGCACCTGTACGTCATCAAAGGTGTTCCATTCATCGTGTGTACGAGCTTGTTCGCTAGAGCTCATACCTGCGTTAGCTGGTAGCTTCACTTTAGCTTCCTCGGTGTTAGCGCCCTTGAGACCTGGGTCGGGGCGTTCTTTGGTTTCAGGTAGTTAGGTTTGCACTCATGCCCAAAGGGGCACCAACCACAGGGCTGACCCTCTTCTCTGTCTGGCAACACACCAGTTGCCGTGGCTACGTCAGCCAAGGCATGGGCATTCGCAAATCTATGTTCCAGTGTCTCCCACAGCTTAGGGTCAAACTTGCTGAGGTACGGGGGGGAACAGTCTGTGTAGTTCTGGTTAGACTTATTGTAGTAGAGCACCCACATTAGAGGGACGTCTAAGCAAGCCATGTATAGGCATGTCTGCTCCTTGTGGTCCTTCTTAGGCTCGTTGGTTTTCTCATACTCTCCGGCAGATGCTGTCTTTATCTCAACACCGACGCGCATTACTGGTACGCCGTCATCGCAGAATGTGAAGATACCGTCACAGCTAGAGTGGATGTTCCACTCTTTTGCTAGCTCTTGATGCTCTGGGGAGATGCGGGCTTCGTCTTCGAACAGCAGTGCCCCGTTGCTAGCAGCAGCCATCCTGTGGAAGTCATTCTGCAGCATGGAGTGAAGCGCGTTACCTACCCTGAAGCGCCTCGTCATGCCGACGTTTCTGGTGGCCGGGTCTACCCAGCGTTTAGTGTTGGTGAGGGAGTACACCACCTTCCTAAAGCAGCCAGATATCTCTGAGGCGTGAAGGCCCGCTGCTCTACCTCCTTCACCACCAATGTCCACCTTGTACTCAAAGCCACCAGGGTCAGCAGCTAAGAAGGTATCGTACATATCTCCTAGCTGCATTGCCCTCTTTATCAGTGGCTCTAGGTCAGTGGCAGGTCTAGTTAGGTCACTGATTGACAGTAGCTGCATTTACTAGGTTCTCCCAGTCTGAGAAGGGTATCAGTACCCAACGTTCTTCTGTACGTAGAGTACCCGGATCTTTGAAGTCGATTACGAAGGCAGGAGTCTCAGACCCGTAGCACTCGCTACGTATCTTCAGGAGGTCAGCGCGTGTGACCGAGTAAGATTTGTTAGAGGTGTACTTAGCCTCTATTCGCAACTTACCCTTCACTCGCACATCACCCTTAAGGCCTGGGATAGCACCAGACCCTGGTTGACGCCTACCACCCATGCTGGTCGCTATCTCTGACTCTTGTTTGGCAGAAGCTCGCTTTGTGCGCTTACCTGTAGTCTTCATTAGCGATACTGACACTGAAGCCCACTGGCTGCTAGTACTTCACGTCGGACATGCAGTTCGAACTCGAAGTCGACCTGCATCATCTTTCTGAATGCAGGCATTCCCGGTATGTCTTTCACACCGGTTATCTGTCCAGTCTCAGGGCTAACCATACTGATCTTCTTGTTATGCTCCACAATCAGGCCGAGCATTATTGCCTTCTGGATTACAGACTCAACCAGGTCAACGCCTATGGAACCACTGGTTGGGTAGTAGAACTCAGCCTCACCACGGACGTTGTCAGTAGCGCCTGCTTTGCCCTTCTCTAGTTCCCAGTGCATTACCTTACCCACGATGTGCTTCTTACCATCTGTGGTTTTCCAGATACGCTCACCATCGTTTAGAGCAATGTCTAGAAGCTTACCGTGCTTACCAGCCCAGGCTCCTACAGCAGCGTGTGGCTTGATGTACTTCTGCATGTGCGCAGGAGCATTGGCTCTGTCCTGGTTAGCCCTTACCTGCGCCAAGAAGATCAATGTGGTCTCTATCAGACCGTTTAATCCAGTGGTGAGCGGGTAGTAGTGCAGTAGGAACTTCGTGATGAGGGAGGCGTTAGCAGCCCTCTTAGACTCATCGTCTAGGTCTTTAGCTGCATCAGCTCCTGGGAGCAGGGCACTAACAGAGTCTAAACCGATGATGTTGAACACGTTGAGCTTAACTGACTCTAGTACGGCGTTAAGAATCTCCTCACCGGTACTGCCACGTATGATGACTACCTGGCCAGTCTGCTCCTTGAAACTCGCGTACTCATCTGCAGTGTACTCCGGGATACCTCGGTCAGACCTGAATCTGTTCCAGCCACTTATGATGTCGTCTGGGATGGCTATCTTCATTCCAGCTAGGATAGCTAGAGAGTAGTCAGGGGCAGACTCTACGGGAACTATGCCTACGCAAGAAGCATCCCCGTAAAGCCGTTGGCACATAGCCATGTAGCGGTACATCAGGTACGTCTTACCGGCATTGTCAGGGCCAGAGATGTACGAGATGCCACCGGCTGGAAGACCACCACCAGTGTCTAGGTCCAGTTGCATGATGCCAGACGGCCTACGTAGCCCGTAGGGGTTGGCCACGTCACAGGCGAAGGCCAGTGTGGTCTTCTTGTTGTCTGAGTTGAGCTTCTGCATCAACCCCCTCACAACCATCAACTTGTGGCTGGCTGTGGCACCAGTTATCCCGGTGTGATGACTAACGGGGTCGGCTTTTTCAACCGGCCCCGCTGTCTTATCTTTACGCTTCTGAATCTTCTTCTTAGCTTTTTTAGCCGCCATTCTTTTCCTTTTCAAACGGTTCAGAACCGTGTTCCTCACAGAGAAGTACGTTGCCGTGCTTTACTGGCGTTTTGCCACAGATGGGGCAGCCTTTGGCTGACTGCTTTTCCATGGCTTCTTGATCGATGTTTTCGTTGACGCCGAACTTGTCCATCTGCCTTTGTATCCTTCGTGCAGCTGCTGCTTGAATGCAGGAGCTTTGGCAAAGTGTACTCGTAGGCGTACTGGAACGTCTACTACTATTGTTCCAGTATTCTGGCCCTTCTTGAAGTTGCCCTTCTTGAGCACGGCCCTCTTACCGCCTACCTCTGCCGTGAGCTTGAAGCGGCCTAGGCTATCTACGTAGGCCACCCCATCCTCCATGATGGTGTTCTTCAGCTCTTGGACGAAGGCAGCGGTAATGAGGGCGACCTGCTTTTTGTTTATTCCCAGGTCTGCAGCAACGGCTAGGTCCAGCTCAAGCTTCTTCTTCACTTGGCTTCCATCCAGGATTTACCACTACCGATATCCACCGTGAGTGGGACGGCCAGGTCTGAGAACATGGAGTGTTCCATCCACTCTTTGATCTCCACCTTAGCTGCCTCAACTGTATCCTTAGGACATTGGAATACTAGCTCGTCATGAATGGCCAGTAGTGGCCTTGCCCCATAGGTACCTTCTACGTCGGCTACGTCACACATGATCTGTGCCATCTTTGCCACGTCGGCAGCTGACCCTTGAATCTGCGTGTTCACGGCTACGCGCTCTCCCCTGTTTCGCTCATCACCACGATGAGAGAACAGCTCTGGGACACTACGCCTGCGGCCTAGTACAGTGAAGGAGAAGCCAGTTTGCTCAGCTTCTTCTATGGCTGCAGCGTAGAACTGCTTAACTGCAGGGTACGTCTCGAAGTACCGAGCTACCTTCTCTTCAGCTTCTTCTCTGTCACAGCCAATAGCTACAGCTAGCTTTTTAGTGCCCATGCCGTAGTTCAGACCGAAGCCAATAGCCTTAGCCGCCTTTCTGGCGTCTACACATTCCTTGAGGTACGGGGTGAACTCAGACGGGTCCATCTCGCCAGCCTTAACCTTCTTGTTCACTTTGGTAGCATTCTCTATATCGTCGTACGGGATGTTAAACATGAGTGACGCATTACCCATGTGAATATCCCAGTTCTTTAGGAACACGCCGATCATGCCCTCTTCTTCAGCTGCAGCGGCCAGTAGACGCATCTCTAGCTGTTGATAGTCAGCTGCTATCAGGCAGTCACCATCGTCAGCAATGAAGGCATCTCTGAGCTTCCACTTGTCGTTCTCCACAGTGGGGATGTTCTGCAGGTTGGGCCCCGAGCTAGATAGACGGCCTGTACGAGCTACGTCCTGGTTGAACCGTGTATGGATACGGTCAAACGGGTCCATGAGGTCATAGAGGTTGTCTAGGTAGGTGCCTTCCAGTTTAGACAGATCACGATGCTGCAGTATCAACCCTATTATGGGGATGTGCGCGTAGTACTTCAGAACGTCCTCATCAACAGAGTTCTTACGTACGCCCGTCTTACCACCCTTAGTCTGTTTAATAGACTTGAGTTTCAGCTCTTCAAAAAGTAGCTGCTCTAGCTGCTTAGCACTCTTTGGGTTAAAGAG